GTAATAAGGTCCTGAAAACCGGGAGAATCCTTAAAACCAATTCCTACCTTCTTCTCCGCCCAAGCGGACTTCGCATAAGGACACGGCGGCATATTGGAAAAATTAGAATTAGCTTCCTCCAGTGCCTCGGAGGACCACTGCCTTATCTCTTTCCGGATGGCCGCTTCCTTCTTCAATCTTAGTTATAGAACGCGGTTAATGTGTCAAAGGTTGCTACGGTATATTGAACATAACCACCGCCCACAAACAAAATCCCGTCATCCGGGATGTCATTATCCCTAAAAGCCCAAGTGGAAACGGCAATAGTATCGAATTTTAAGTTCGCTGTTCCTGCCGCACTTTCCTGCCTAAACTCCAGGGTTCCCGCTGTAGCTGAATCTTTTACCCAAACAGCACGAAGACGCATCCTTCCGGCAAAAACTACATCAGCAGCAAGGGCATTTATTCCGGCTGTTACCGCACCCGCACTAGCGGCACTATTAGCAATTTCAGTGATCGTCTTGAAATACTTGGTGCTAGTAGCCGCAGCACCATCAGCGCCTGTTATTGCTTCAGTTTGAGCGGCTCCGTTGACATCAGTGCCGGTAACCGTAAAAGTTACTCCTGTATCATCACTAGCAGAGGTAATAGTTACCTGTCTTCCACTACTCAACGTCACCGTACCAGTAGAGGCTAAAGCTCCGTTTATAGCGAGTGTTCCTGCACCACTTAATGATGCAGAAGTGGTGATACCATCGGCATCCAAAACGACAGTATCCGCCGTTATGTAGGTACTCTGGACATCTGAACCTGCCATACATTACTCCTTGATTTCACCACGTAAAATCATTGCTTTATAAGCAGCACTATTAGACGGAGGTAAGGTCCTGGTTGCTTTTTCCCGTTCTTTCTTAGGGGCTGCTTTCTTAACAGCCACTTTTTTGACCGGAGCCTTTTTAGTAGCCATTAATAGGAAACCCCACGATCAACTGCTGCCAGTATGTAATCAACACTCATGCTCTTAGTACCCGTAGCATCCCCAGACACTTCGACAACAGCCGGTGTCATCAAGCTAGTGGGAATGTTAGTGGTATGGGTCCCTACCAAATTACGGTTATAGTAAAACTGAACCGTATCAGTAGTTGTGCCTTTGGTAGCAATAAACCCTACAGTGACATAAGTGTCATCAGTCAGGTTATAAGTAGTGGCGAGTTCTGTCTCTGTCTCTGTGTCAGATGCTTCTGTAATTAACCTGGTAAGAGAAGAGCCATCGTCTAGCTGAAAACCTATCCGGTTTGAAGCAGTAAAAGCATTTTCTGGGGCCGTTGCAAAGTTTTCACAAAGCCCTACCCAAATATCCATCTGCCCCACACCAGAACCTGATGTAGTAGAAGCAAAGAACCGGGCTTCAAAAAATAGTTTTTCTCCAGCAGTCGAGGGCAACTGAAATATCTCATTACCCTGTAGGGAGGAGCCATCATTATCAGTAGTAGCGGCTGAAGTAAGTGTCACGACACCTGTAGCCGTATCTGCGGTAATAGCTACTGCGGCACTGGTGTCTTTTAGCACCGTCCAGTCATTGGTAGCGTCTAAAAATATACCGGTGAAATCATCAAGAAAAACCGCCTGATCGGGCCAAACCCCAACTTGCAGGTTTTCAAGCCCCTTACGGGCAGTGGAATAAAGAATAGGACCTTTAAAATGAGTAGCCATGTAAGTGTCTCCTGTCGTGGCTAGTGTCTATCACGGGATGTAATAGTCAGTGACTGAATTAGTATACCGAAATAAAAAAGGGGCGACAATAATGTCGCCCCCTTCTTACTACATTACTGTAGCTATGCGCCAGGAGTTCCAAAAACACATCTCCAGTCAGACGCACCGAAAGAGTACCTTTCACGCGCCTTAAACCGCATATTACCAGTGTCAAAATCCCCTTCCATCGCTGTTTTCAGCGGAGTACGGTTGAAGAGTTTGAAACCATTTGGACAATCGGTTTTAACGAAATACGCATCAGCATCAGTGAAAAAGTGGTTAACCACTGCTCCCTCTGGAAGCATTCCCATTGATTTCATTGCGTTTATATCGTTATCCGCTGTGCCTGGACGCAGATTAGAGTTGATGACCCTTTCAGCGATAAACTGAAGTTCTTTAGGAATCAACAACTTAGTGCCACGTACCGCGATCTTCAGACCACGCTCATCGGTAAAACCGGCAATCTGAATGAGAATTTCTTCAAGAGAAGTCTCGTTCAAATCAGCAGCCGTAGCCAACAAGTTAGTCTGATTGCCCGATAAGCTGGGGTGAGCTGCGGAACAGAGTGCAGCACCATCGCCTATGGGGGAAGTAGTTAAAAAAGCATTGTTCAAGACCGTTGCACCTTTAATTTGCTTGGTCTGGGCCATTGAACGTGCCAAAGCTCGTGTATAACGAGCCGCTAGACGATCATAAAGATTGTCCTCGACAGCTTCCTCAGTGATACTGAATGCCAAAGCAATGGTTTCCATTGTGTAACGCGCCGTATACGTCTCCTGGGCGTCATCAAAGGAAATGGCACTGCCTTCACTCTTAACAGGTGCTGTTCCGAAACCAGACAACATTACTTCTTCTTCAAAAGCTCTATCTGAGCTTTCGGCCTCGAAGATCTGTGCCGCTTCGTTTTCGTACCTGTCATATTCCAACCCAAACAAAGCATTTAGGCCGGGTTCTAGTTCTTTAGCTAACTGCGCTCTAGAAATAGTCATTTAGAACCTCCTTAAATGCCAGTTGAGTCGGCAGTCGTCTGTCCATCAAAACGACGAGAGCCAGCGTTGAAATGAGCGTTTAACCGTACTATCAAGGGAATACCCGCTGCGGTGTAATCACTATTTGCGTCATCATCTACAATACCAACAATACGCAAAGGTAATGTTGCTGTAGTGTTAACATTCGCCACACTAGCTTGAGAATTGGATTTGCCAGTATCGGTAGAACCGGTACGGGCAGATGTTCCCAGGTCAGTATTAGCAAAAATAGTTGCTACCGCAGTAGCACGATTGGTTAGAGAAGCATCCGATGATACTTGGAATAACTGATTTGGATTATCAGCTACATAAGCGCGGACAGGATGATTCGTGTCTACACTTACTGCGCCTGATCCGGGCCAGTAGTCCAACCATACGGGTTGCTTCCGAACGGAGTCTTGATACATCACACCAGTTAAAACACCCAGTGCTTGCGTCGTCGCCCCGCCTGTGTCGCCTGCATAATCTATATACCCAGTGCTAAGTGGAACTACAATCCCGCCATTATAGATAACATTAGTGTTACCACTGGCGATTTCGTATTCAGTGACACCTGTTGAATTAGCGCCACTCCCCACCATACCAATAGGACGTAGACCATAGGCAGTTTCTTGATTTGCCATAAGCCTCTCCTATGCGATCACTCTTTTCGAGGACCGCCAAAAGTTACACGAGATTGACGATCAGGTTTACCGATCGTCATGGAAGAATGGGCGTTTTCTCGCATTAAATCGTGATCCACTGCATCCTGAAGATCCTGGGAACGCTTATTGTAATAAGCATTCCTTTCCGCCACAGTATCCAACGGTATACGAGCGAGCATCAACCCACCAACCCCAAAAACACCTTCATATTTACCTGATTCAACAACCGGAGACTCGAAATCCGGATACTCCTCGGCTCGAACAAGTTCGTAGCCTTCTCGTAACCTGGCAGAAACATTTTTCGTGTCTTGAAAACCACGAGCTTCTGCGCGAATCCATCGATGTTTGTACCCTTCGGGTGCAGGTGGTGCGTCTAAACTAGAGGCAGGTGCCCACGGCTTGCGCCGTTGCGTCTTTTCTCTAGCGTCATTTGCGCGCGGAGTTTTCGTAGTGCCTTCAAAACCTTTTTTACTAGACATTGCAAAACCTCCTAAGTTTTCACATATTTCGCGTATTCTTCCAGCGGCACACCTAATTTATGAGCTATCGCTACTTGGCTTGGTGTGAGTTTTACCTTTCTACTGCGTCCACTTGTTTTACCTCTACTGCGGGAATTTCCGGCTACATTTTGGACGGGACGTTTGCCGGACCCGTTATTAAATTCTTGAGGGAACTTATTCCTTAGTCGAGAATCTAGCTCATCATAATAGTCATCACTCTGCGGGTCAAATCCTTCTTTCTCCACCATTCCCTTGTGAATGCCAAAAGCAGCAAAGGTCATGGCCTCATCTTTTCCAAACCAGTTATTTTTCTCAGCCCATTTCTCGGCTTTAGGGTCGGGAGGTTGTTCGACAGGTTGTTGCGGTATTGGCGGTTGCGGTTGCGGCTGTGCGGCGGCTTGGGCCACCTGCTGTTTCCGAGTGTTTTGAACACTGGTATATCGGTCAGCAGATACTGCTAACTGGGTAAGTTTACGTTGAGCAGCCACCGCTGCTCCCGTATCACCCTTGTCCATGGCATCTTTAAGAGTGCCTTCTACTTGTTGTTGTTCAATATTTAAACGATTGCCATATTCAGTCATATAACCCTGATCGACCGTCTGCAACCGTGATTTTATTTGTTGAGATTCCGCCTGTACGTTTTGAGCGTACTTAATGGCTTCTGTCTCGCGCCGTTCCGCCTCACGCATCTTCTTCGTTAAACGATCAATACGTTTTTTAACAGAAGTAGAATACTCCTCGTGTTCATCTCCTGAATCGGCTTTTTCTTCAGAAACCTCAATAACAGGCTCTTCATTAGCCTCTTTCTCTTCTGATTCATTCCCACCCACAGTGACCACAGTTTCCTCGTACTCATCAAAACTTAAATCTACCTGGCCGTCATCCGGCTCATGTTTATTGGCTTTAGCCATCGCAGTCTCCGTTAATAACTGAGTATATCGTCAGGATCTTTAATCGTCGCCAGAACTTCATCATCGTTAAGAATACGGACTTCGCCGCCTTCTATACGGAACCTGGAGCCGGCATAACGAGGAAAGATTATCCAGTCCTTTTCCTTGCACCACGGGCCGTCCGGAAATTTATCCGTATCGGTATAGCACAGGGGGCCCTGCTTCAGTACATAACCCACTACTGTTTGGACCTGATCCTCATCTAGCTGCTGGTCAGTCAAGAGAATGCCGCCAGAGGTTCTACCCTTACCCCGATAGGGAAGGATAAGCATCCTCCAGCCAGTAGGGACAGGCATTCTTTCCAATAGGGTATTGTCGATAGAGCTAGGATCAAGGACCCTTTCTTCCGGATCGATGTAAGCGGCTTCTATTGAAGGTTCTTCAGATAATTCTGTCATCAAATTGCTCCTGTTTTTCTAGCAGGCCCGAGAGTTCCTGTTCTATATACGACAAAGCATTAATTTCGCCCATAAGATTTTGGTACTGTTCCATGGACTTAATGCCATTATTTTCTAAAATATCTACTGCGCTGCGTCGTCTATCTTTAATGGTTTTTTGAACAAATTGAAAGAGCGCAATTTCATCCATCCTTATTTTCCGGAAAGTATCAGATATAGTCGTAGCTAATCTTATACCATGTCTGGGTCAAATACCCCTCTTTCTATTAATTTCTGGCGATTTTCAGCATGAACTATAGCCACTTCTTGCTTATTCTGCCCCTCATATTTAACCGCGTAATTATTGGCTACGAGCAAAGCATTGATACAGTTTTCGTCTGCCCATAAAGTACCTAATACGCGCCCAAACTTGCCTTTAGAGTCTAATTCCGTAAGCACTTTAACTTCTTTGGCTGATTTTAATAGAACTTCAACGTATTTTTTACTAAGTAATCCCCTCGCCTTATGATCCAAATCCCGTGTTCTACATTCCGGAGCGTCTATTCCTGTGAGCCTGACTCTGGCTTTATGAAAGATTGAAAAGCCAAGATCTATGGTTAAATCCACGGTGTCGCCGTCAACCACGCGCCGCACTGTGCAGGAATATTCAAACATAGGTATTTGTCTTTATCATGTCCGTCACTTCCAGACTTCTCCCCTTAACTTGCTTGGCCCAGCGACTATCAAGAAATTCCGTGGCGGCTGCATCGTAGGAGCCGTTCTCCATGTGGGCAATCGCCTTTTTAAATCCGGCAAACCGGAACCTGCCCAAATTAAAGTGCATATTAATGATTGCATCACGCCTGGCACCCTCTTCCATGTCATTAAACCAAGCATATTCCTGACTTAACTCTTTAATCGTGCGTTCTACATCGTTCTGGAGCATATACTCGATTTCATCAATGGTGAGACCGATACCCTTGTGCTTTGAGCTGTTATTGATATTCCTGCCGCAGCCTATAGTGAGGATTCCGAGGCTGTCGCGGTAAGCATGAGTCTTAACCCCTTCATGGCGTTTAAGCGTGGCAATCAGCTTTTCCATACTGTTTTCTTCCATTATTATTTCAACTAAAGAAGAACTGAGGGGAACCGGAATCAAGACCGCCAAGATGCCCACGAACAAAATTAGAATTCGCAGCATCACCATGTTTCACGTGGAACGCTTCTTTCTTTTCGACTTCCCAGCGGTATTCAAAGCAATAGCCACCGCCTGGCGCTGTTTATACCCTTCCTGCTTCAGCTTCCGTACATTGGAGCTAACTGTTTTCTTGGAACGACCTTTCTTTAGGGGCATAAAACCTCCTAATTAATGGTGAATTTACCACCACGCAACATGGCACCCATGCCACGAGAAGTCCCAGTTGTCACTTTACCCTTCCCCAGGTTCTTGGGAGTGGGGATTTCCTTGTAATCGCTGAAGGGAACCTTCCCTTGACCCTTGATTACCTCAAATTTAGTGGCTTTTGGGGTTTTAGGCGGTGGTGCGCCACCTGTTTTGACTCTACTCATGACGTTTCTCCTGCTTTTTGCCTTAATCTCATCGTTTCACGTCTATTCGACGCCTGTATACGCTCTTGGGTCTGCTTTTCCTGCGAATCCAACCGATCATCGAACTGACGGCTTCTTTCGACCATCTTTTTCCCTTCCAGGTCCAATTTACCCTGATCAATGCCTATATCTGCCTGTGTCTTCTGCCCTTTTATGTCTATTTCTTTCTCTTTCAGCGCAATTAACGGATCTGGCGCCTGTTCTTCGCCACCCCCCGCTATCTGCTGGCTAAGTTGCCTTACAGCCGTTATTTCCTGAGCGATAATCTGCGCCGTCATGGCCTCAATTTGCAATATCTGGTCCTCAGTGGCCGGTTGACCTTGATTTTCCTGCACAAATTGAATTGCGGCCTGCTCACGTGACTTGAGCTTGATATGCTCAAGTACGTGTTTTTGAAGGGAAACCACCACCTCGGGCATTTGCTGCACCATTCCGCCTGCCATAAAGGTTATATGCGCCATTATGTGGGCGTCATGGGCCTGTCCCTCAAAAGCTTTAAGCTCTGTATTCTCCAAAACATCTACATTTTCCTGGGCAGGATCTTTTGGTTCGGGCTGTTTCATTTCCGGAGCTTTCAGAATGCTGTCAATGTCCCGCGCTCCGAGGGCCTCATACATCCGGCGGAAGGCTTCCTGCGTGTTATGCAGCTCCGGCGCCTGCATAGCCAGCTCTAATTGCGACTGCGCCAACGCAATGCGCTGCGCCTGCGAGAAAATATTGGGATTTGAGACAGGAAGAACATCTACGCGGTCATCAAAATCCTCCGCCATGATGGTTTGTTCTCCTCCTGCCACAGAATAAGGATATTCCTGGGGCAAGAATTCGTGCATTACACGGGCCAGGATCTTGAATTCCTTACGCATCGCATAATGCAGCCGCTTATGGATCGCGCTCATTACCCGTGCGCCTTGCTCAAGCAGAGCTACCGTGGTGCCTACCGGCGCCTGCGTATTACCGTCCCCTACTTTCAGATTGGTAATGGTGGCAAAGCGTTGTGCGGCATCGACTACAAAGCCCAGTAACTGGAACAAAGTCTGATCGGGCCCTTTGAACGGCAACGGCATCAGGCTGTCGCGGATCACGCCTCCCGGTGCGTCCACATCGCGGAACTCGCCCGGTTGTATCGGATCGGCATCATCTCTAATCCGTAGTCCGCGCGCTTTAAAGCCAGCAGGGAGATTGGAAAGTGTACCCGCGTCAATTAATTGACGCAGGGCAGCAGTCGCGGTGCGGGATAATCCACCAATGGTGTGAATCAGCCCTAGCCCGTAAAACCCAAAACCGGGAAGGAACTTGTAATGAACAAAGTAAGCAATCTTTTTCTTTTCGGGATCGTCTTCATTATAATTGCGCCGTATTGATAGAACGGTCCCCATCTCGTCGCTGATGGTCACAATGTAGGGCAATTTAATGCCTGTGTCCTCGTCGTCCTCATCGCGGTCCTCGAAGCCTTCGAGATCTAGTTCCACGTGGAACTCTAGGAGATTTATGTCATAGTTCATATATGACGGCTGTACCCCCTCAATATTGTCTATTTCCTTTTTAACCTCGTTGGTCGAAACCTGGGAAGGCTCCAATGGAACGTCCCTATAAAACCCTGACACCTGCTGTTTGCGAAGGTCATTATGTGAAATTGGCACTACGTGAGTGACTATCGGGCACGTCTCCAGACTACTTGTCTCATAAGGCACTACCAGGTTTTCTGCTGGGACAAAGGTACTGACGGGACGATCCAGGGCGGCATCGTAATAAATCTTCTTGAAGGTGGAGCCTGCCAGGGGTAGATAAAACAACATCTGATCAGTTTCAGGGGTGTACTCTTCCATCACCGACATTAAGTAGTAGTTCATGAACTCCTTAACCCGTTGCGCCTGTTGTTCTTTTTTCTTGTCAGGTATCCCCATGACCACGGTTCTTACCGGGCCGTCGGGAGGGAGTAGTTCATTAAACGCTTGGGCTTGAAATTGGGTAGCAGCTTCAGCCAGCAATGGATGGGTTACGCCAGTAGCCCCACGAAAGGGCTGTGTGCGTTCTTCGTATTTAAAACCTAATAATTCCAATCCCTTGGAATACGTGTCTGCCCAGTCTTGGCGAGTTTCCTTGTTGGCTTCATACTGCGCTTGCAGGTCATTGGAGATGGCCCCTAAAACACCGTCGTCTATCTCTTCGGCCAGGTTGCGGTAAAAATCCCCTTCATCAATGGAAACATCCGCCTGTGGATCAAAATCAACTGTAACGCCCCCGTCCTCTTCGGATAGGATCTCTATGTCGAGTTGTCCTTCTTGAATGCCAAGAGAATTAGGGACAGCGATTTCTATGTCCTCTTCGATCTCCAGCATCTCCGGGGTTTCCCGAAGCTTTTCCATCATAGGCGTGATGCCTTCTTCCCCATTAGCCAT